GCCCGGCACGGTCGGGCCCGTCGTCACGCCCTGAAAGGGGGCCCGTCATGGCCAAGATGGTCCTGCTGGCTGAGTACCTCAGCATCAACGCCAACGTCCTGAACAGCTTCACCAAGAAGGCCGAGATCGCGGTCGAGGTCGAGGACAAGGACGTCACGACCTACGCGTCCCTCGGCTGGAAGGAAGTCCTCGGCGGCCTGAAGTCCGGTGAGCTGGGCTGCGAGTTCCTCCAGGATTTCGCCGCCTCCCAGCTGGACGCGATCATGTGGCCGCTGCTCGGCACGGTCGTCCCGTTCGAAGTGCGCGCTGACCAGGCCGCGGTGGGAACCAGCAACCCCAAGTACACCGGCTCGATCCTGATCAAGGCATGGAACCCCATCACGGGAAGCGTGGGCGACGAAGCCACGGTGAGCCTGACGTTCCCCACTTCGGGCGCAGTGGTGAGGGCGACGGCCTGATGGCCAGCGGCGGGCCACCGTTCTCGCTGGGCGTCGAGACGCACACCGGGCTCGCCGCTCTGGTGCGCGCGATCCGGGCCGAGGAGGACGGCAAGGAACTGCGCAAGGAGCTCGCGAAGAACATGCGCGAGGCCCTCAAGCCCGGCGCCACCGAGGCCAAGTCGTCAATCATGGCGATGCCATCTTCGGGGATCATGCCGACGGCGCCCGCGCTGCGCACGTCGGTCGCCCGGAAGATCCGGCCCGAGGTGAAGCTGGGCGGCCGCTGGTCCGGCGCCCGCGTGAAGGCCTTCAAGACGAAGAACGTTCGCGGCTTCCCCAACGCCCCCAAGAGGCTGAACCGCGCGGGCGGCTGGCGGCACCCGGTGTACGGCAACCGCGAGGTGTGGGTGCAGCAGCACGGCAAAGTCGACTGGTTCGACGACGCCTTCAAGGGCCGCGAGGGCCACTACAAGGAAGCCGTCGAGACGGCGATGGAGAACATGGCGCGGCGCATCGCCGACCGGGCCGGATAGGAGTCCGATGTACCTGATCTACCAGCCCGAAGGCAGCGAAGAGCCGAAGCGCTGGAAGTACAACCCGCGCAAGATGATGTCGGTCGAGCGGGAGAACATCGAGCGGATCACCGGCCGCAACTGGTCCGAGTTCGTCCAGGACGTCGTCAAGGGCAGCAGCCTGTGCCGGCGCGCCCTGCTGTTCACCTTCCTGAAGCGTGAGCACCCGACGACCAAGTTCGACGACGTCGACTTCGCGTGGGACGAACTCAAGCTGGAGTACTCCAAGGGCGAGCTGCTGCAAATCCGGGAGGCGGCCGCGGAGGCAGCCACCGGAGAGCAGCGGGCCGCCGTCCTGGCGAAGCTGGACGAGCAGATCGCCGACGCGATCGAGGACCCTGACGACGAGGGAAAAGCCCAACTGCCCGTCGTCGACTGAGGCGCCTGGGGGATGCCGCGCACCTGCTCGGCATCAAGGCCCGGGACTGGGACACCTTCACCGTCGAAGAGGCAGACCACTATCTCGACTGGCTGGACGCGTACCAGGAAGCGCAGGAGAAGGCGCGCGAAGAACTGAAGAGGGCGGGGCGCTGACCCCCCTGACCGAAGGGGGCCGGCGTGAGCGATACGTCCCTGGTGTTCAACCTCGTCGCCCGCGACAACACCGAGCAGGGGCTTTCCAGCGCGCAGGAACGGTTCGAGACGGCGGCCGCCGGCATCGGCGCAGGCGTGGCCGCAGCGCTCGGCGTCGGTGTGGCCGCCAACTTGGACATGGAGGCCGCGAACTCCAAGCTCGCCGCCCAGCTCGGCGTCGGCCCGACCGAGGCGGCCGAGCTGTCCAAGGTGTCCGCCAGCGTTTACGAGAACGCGTGGGGCGACTCGGTCCAGACCGTGAACGACGCGATCCGCGGCGTCTACCAGAACATCGGGGACACCGCGCGGACCGAGGCCGAACTGGAGTCACTGACCACCAAGGCGCTCGCGCTCAGCGAGACGTTCGACCAGGAGGTTGGCCCCACCACCGCGGCGGTCGGGCAGATGCTCAAGACGGGCCTCGCCGAGAACGCCGAAGAGGCGTTCGACATCCTCACCCGCGGGTTCCAGACCGGCGCCAACAAAGCGGACGACCTTCTGGACACCGTGAACGAGTACGGCACCCAGTGGAGGAAGTTCGGGCTGGACGGGCAGACCGCCATGGGCCTGCTCTCTCAGGGACTGCAAGCTGGCGCACGCGACGCGGACATCGTCGCCGACTCCATCAAGGAGTTCTCGATCCGTGCGATCGACGGATCGACGACCACCGCAGACGGGTTCAAGGCGATCGGCCTGGACGCAGAGGAGATGGCCGCGAAGATCGCCAAGGGGGGTGACTCGGCGACCGGCGCCCTTGACCTCACCCTCGATCGGCTGCGTGGGATCAAGGATCCGGTCGACCGATCGGCCGCCGCCGTGGCGCTGTTCGGCACCCAAAGCGAAGACCTCGGCGCGGCGCTGTACGCCCTCGATCCGTCGGAGGCTGTCGGCGCACTGGGCGAGGTCGGCGGCGCCGCCGACAAGATGGCCAAGACTGTCGGCGACAACCCGGCGGCCGCGCTGGAGACTTTCAAGCGGCAGGCCGTGAGCAAGCTCGCCGCTGTGTCGGGCACGTTCATCCAGTTCGCCACCGAGAACCAGGCCGTGTTCGAGCCGCTCACGTACACACTGATGGGCCTGGCGGCCACGGTCCTCATCGTCAAGGGCGCCATGATGGCCTACACCGCCATCGCAGCCATCGTGGCCGGGGCCAACGCCATCATCTCCGCGTCCGCGTGGGGCGTGATCGGCAACTGGATGCGCATGATGGGCATCGGCCTCATGGCCTACCTGCGGATCGCCGCCGGGGCCGTGACGTCCGCGCTCACCACCGCCGCGGCGTGGACCGGGTCCGCGCTGGTCTCCATCGGCACGTGGATCGCCGCCGTCGTCCGCGCAGCTGTCGTCTCCTCTGCCCAGTTCCTGCTGATGGCCGGCCGCGCCATCGTGTGGGCAGCGACGATGGCCGCGCAGTGGCTCATCGCGATGGGCCCGGTCGGCTGGGTCATCGCCACCATCGTCGGCCTGGTCGCGCTGATCATCGCGAACTGGGACGCCATCAAGCAGTGGACCGCGCAGGCCTGGGACGCGGTGTGGCAGAAGGTCAAAGGCTCAGTCGATTTCCTGCTCGCCGCCGTCGGCGGGATCGCCCAGCTTCCCGGCCAGGTGGCGGGCTGGTTCGGCGACATGAAGGACGCCGCCATCCGCAAGGCGCTGAGCCTCGTCGAATGGATGAAGGGCCTCCCCCGGCGCATCGGATCGGCGGTCGGCTCTCTCGGCAGCCTGCTGTGGGACAAGGGCCAGGACGTGATCCGCGGCCTGCTGAACGGCATCAAGTCCATGGGCTCGTGGCTGTACGACCAACTGGTCAGCTTCGCGAAGAACATGATCCCCGGCCCGATCGCGGACGCCCTCGGGATCGGCAGCCCGTCGAAGGTCATGGCGCAAGTCGTCGGCCGCTGGCTGCCGCCCGGCATCGTCCAGGGCGCCGAGGCCGAAGCGCCAGCGATGAACAAGGCCCTCGGCCGCCTCGTCGACCCGGAGGCGGCACGCCCATCCGGAAGGTTCGGCCCAGGCCGCGGGCCGCTCATGGCGGCCGCTGCCGGCGGGCAGATGACCGTGCGGATCGTCGTGGACGGCCCCGAGGCGGTGACGAAGCTGATCCGCTCCATCGTGGCCATCGACGGTGGTGGCAGCGTCCAGGCCACCTTCGGCAGCTAGGAGTGCATCGTGGTGTTCCCGGCAACGCCGCTCGTCGTCGCCATCTCCCTGTTCCTCGGCGGCACATGGGTGGACGTCACCCTCGACGTGTACGCCCGGGACAAGATAGCCGTGACGTGGGGGCGGCAGGACTGGGCGTCCACGGCGGACACCACGAAGTGCCCGCTCACCTTCAACAACGGCACCAGCAAGGCCAGCCCCGGCATCGTCGGCCGCTACTCGCGCCGCAACGCACGCAGCGACCTGTACGGACTGCTCGGGCGCAACACCCCCGTCCGGTTCGAACTGACCACCCCGACTGGCGACGTGGTCGACCGGTTCGAGGGCTACATCTCCAGCTGGCCGACCCGCTGGGACGTGTCCGGCAAGGACGTGTACTGCAAGGTGCAGGCGAACGGCATCCGCCGGCGCCTCGCCCAGGGCACCAAGGCGTACAGGGACCCGCTGCGCCGTCACATCGATGTGCACGGGCCGCTGGCGTACTGGCCGGGCACTGACGGAGAGACTGCCATCCAGGGCACGGAAGTCGCTGGGGGCGGCTCGCCGCTGCGGGCGGTCGGGGAGGCCGGCAGCTTCTATCAGGGCCAGCCCAGCTGGGGGAAAGGACAACTCGCGTCGTGGCTCGACCCCGTCGTCGAACTGCCCGCAGGCACGATCGGCTACGTCACCGCGACGATCTCCCCGCGCACGATCACCGCCTGGTCCATCGACCACATCGTGAACAGCCGCGGCCCCGGCAACGTCACGACCCTGGAGGTGTACGACACCGGCGCTCGGACGGCCACCGAGCCCCGCGTCCAGTGGGAGATCGACGAATGGGGCAGCGGCGGCTTCAACGAGGTCCAGGTGCGCATCGTCGAGTGGCTGGAAAGCAGCTCGTCCACGGCGATCCTGGCCACGATCAGCGACCCGGGCATCTACGACGGAGGCGTGCACCACC